TGAATTCGTTTGTGCTTATTTTGGTGGTGATCAATTTGGCATTACATGGACAATAACTGCTCGCGGATTTTGTAGTCTAAAAGAAGCAGAAAAGCATGGTCTTTATATGATGCCCATGGCAGGATGTTTCGGTTTCGCTGTTATCGTACAGGGTGACGGTTTCTGGCAACTACGGGAAGATTTTAGCGTTCTTCCTAATAACGTGTCAGTAAGTATGAGCGACTATAATAACTTCTCCGTGACAAATGCCAAGAAATTAGAGTATGTGAAGTGACAATAGTTTTAGTGGCACAATAAACGTGCACTGAGACTTATTTCATGTATTGTATCAACAGTTGAGAAACTTCAATGAAAACTGACTTCGCCGATTTCGTTGCACAACAGGATGCAAAGAACACAATTCAGTTGAATGTTCGTAAGTACACTTTGATGCTCTGTGAAACACTCAAAATGAACTATATTGAGCGTTGCATCAAGCATCACAAACGTGCAATTTCTGAAGGTAATGAGATCGGAAGTTATCATAAAGATACCATTGAAGAATTGAAGAATGGTATTTGTGATTATGATTTTTATATTGAAGAAGGTGGGCGAAAGTATCACAAAATTGTAATGAACACTGGCAATCAACTTTCTGTTCATGCTTTTGTTGATAAAAAGACTGGTGAAGTATACAAACCAGCATCATTCAAATCACCTGCAAAAATTGTGCGTTTCAATCTTCTGAACATTGCATCCCGTGAAGAATGTTTTGCCCGTGCAGATTGGTCGGGCGGTTATCTCTATCTCTGAGGAAAGTTTATGTCTATTATTCAAAAACAACCACGTTTTCACGCACTCAAAGGTAAAACAATTATGACCGAAACTTACGATGGAATGGATCTCGACACTGTGATGATTCGCCTTGCATTGATTGATAAACAGATCGATAAAATGCAGCAACGTAAGGAAGAATTAGAGCAGATGAAAGATGCGATTATGTATGCATCAGACTGGTATGATCCTGGCATTGATGATATGCCTATGCCCGAAGATGTTGCTGATTTCGATGATACCGATGTGCCAATAGTTTTAGTGTCACAATAAACGTGCACAGCATCTGAAATCGGTTATTGTTGGTACAACAAACAAACAAAGGAGTTCAATCAATGGCATTTGTTTCTTGGTCAGTGTACCCTAAGGGTGAAGAATTCGATGCTGAGTATTTCACCAGCGAACATCATGCTGTAGATGTTGCTTACACATGGAGTGTTGAAGAGCATGGAAAAACAATGATTGTTGCTCGTAATGATATTGAATGGATGGAAGTTTCCTGCTAATTCTTTACAGTCAACCATCACTCTTTTTTCATCATGTTTACTCTTCAACGTGTCATCGGTAATGATTATGCAACGGACCTAATCAATGCTCGAAAGTATTATGGTCAGGCGCTTGATGCTTATGCAAAAGTAGAGAATCCTGATGACGAATATCTGCTGAAATTGTCTGAAACTGTGGGTGAAATTGAAATACTTTGGCAGAAATATGTTGACATGCTTGATGCTCGTCACCAAGGATGTTTCTGGTAAACTAACACTAACTCCCACCCAATTCTTTTCACAAAATCATGATTACTTCAAAGGCAATTATCATCCAAACCATCAAAGAATGTGCTGATGGTAAAGAATTGAGCAAAGCAGAAAAGTTTCAAGTTTTCTGCAATGTTTGTGATAACTTGTTAGAGTCAGGAAATATCACTGAAGCAAAGCATCACAAATGGACCAATGTTTTCTGATGTATCATTTGATACTTGACAGCATCCTGCGTCTCCTGTAATTTAGAAAAGTCAAAAGCAACGGAGTTCAATTCATGCAAGTGACAAATTCTGCCACCATTGTTGATTATTTTCCTGAGGCATTTATTGCTGAAGCAGATGAGAACAAAGGTATGAAAGTTGTGGTGAAACGTTTCATCCGTCGCGTTCATTTCCGTGCTACTGGTCAGAAATCTTATAGCGTTGTTTTAGGTATTGAAGCAAAATATGATTGGCAAGCAAGAATTGCCAAAGGTGCAACAGTTACTAACTTCAACACCGACAAAATGCCTCGCGCTGAGTATATGCCCTGTTTCTGCTGATTATCACTAACTGTTCTTTTCTTATCTAACATCATGTCTATTGCTGCTGTTTACAACAATCCAAAATTCTTGGATGCACTCGAAGGATTGCAATCTTTCATTCTTGATAATAATGCCGATATTGATATGGCATATGATTGGGTTAGTGATCAAGCAGAAATTAGTTCTTTTGTGAGTGATCTAAAAGCGTGGAATATGTTCTATGAAATTTATGATGAGGCAGCACAATGAACAAGGATAATATCATCGACCGTGATCAACTACAAGATGACATGATCAACCAAATTTTGGATGACATGGACATCAAAACTATGATGGCAATTCTTTATGACAACATGAGCAACAATTATGATAGTTATTCGGTCGATGAATTGATCGAAGAAGTGAAAGAATACTATCCACATTTGTTGGAACAAAATGAACAGAACTGACCCGTTATATGATCAACTTTCTATAGTTGATCACATCAAGAATCTAGAACGCTCGATTGAGAATCTAGAACAGAAAATTGCTCGATTGGAGGAATTAGTGTTCACCTATAAAAGTGGCACATGGAAATGATTTAGGGTCCAAAATCGATTATTGTTGGTACAACAAACAAACACAGGAGTTCACCACCATGCGTAAGATCGAACGGGAAATGTGCGCCGCCATCAAGAACAACAAAAATTGGAAATCTGGCAACACTAGTGTTCACTTCAATGAAGAATACGGCACCACCACTGTTTATCTGCATGACAATCTGATCGCCATTGTTTCAGATAATGATGTAGAAATCTTCGATGGTGGATGGCAAACTAACACCACAAAATCTCGCCTCAATGCTATCTGTGAAGAATTCTGCATGTCTGGTGAAGGTGTATTCCAAAAAGATTTCACCTGGTATGTGAGGCAATTCGTTGGCACAATCAACGGCGAAGATGTATTCCAAAACAATCTTTTCCGCACTGGTTATACTTTCGCCTGATAATTCAAATGTATATTACCACCGAAGAACGTGCTCTAATCTATTATTGTATGGAGCAAATGTTCTCAGACTTTACTGATGATGAAATGGAGTTATTTGACTCTATTCAATCTAAATTAGAAAACCAACTTTCTCCTGATTCATGACACAAAACCGCTACGTTGTTGATGCTATTCAATTTGATTTTGTAGATGGTGATTTCGAGTTGCCAGTGCAATTTCAACAAGGCATAATCAATGCCACATTAGCAACAGTTTATTTTGCAGAAAATGAGGATGAAGTAGTTGATCAAATCACAGAATCTGCTGGGTTCTGTGTATCATCTATCGACCTCAATCGTATCCCCTCTCGCTATTGATTATCATGAACAATTTCAACGCACAAACTAACATCAACGATGCATGGGATGAGTATGAAAATGACTTCCAATATGATCAGTCAAACTATCATGAACCACATTTCCTAGATGTACTCGAAGAAAATAATCTTCAAGAGAATCTAGATAGTAACGTGATCAAATTGTTGGAGAATGTATGAAACGCGCACACCATCAGTTAGCATCAACTAAGGTACACAAAACCATTGGAAAAACTAATAGTTTGCTAACAATGAAGGTGTATAAAAGTCTACTAAATATGCACCCCGTTGATGCACTTCAATGGGGTATTTTTCTAAAACTGAATGATAATAAAAATGTGTGAATAAATATATGTCTTTTTTGTATTGTGATCGTGAGTGTTACTTAGTCGTCCATTATCCTCGTGGTTGTTGTTACCTTAGCGGTCGCACTATGAGACACCGTGAAACACTATGAGACCCACTAAGTAACACTCAGACCCTCACACTTTTTTCTCCCATTCTATCACAGTTCCACACAGATTACAACCCCAAAGTTCACACAGTTATGAAACAGTTAGTGTTAGTGACGATCGTCAAAGTGGCATAAACAGTCACACAGACCCCGTGAAAATCGTTTATACTCGTTGTAACGAACACAGGGGGAATCACACAGCACTCAGTGATAGATAAGGGGCACACAGTTCCTCACACAAACTGCACACACTCGTGCCCCCTATCTAACACAAACTCCGTGAACAGTTAGCAACACTTAGGGACAGTTATTTGCCCCTTATTGTTGTGGCGGGCGGAGCCCGTTGCAAAAAAGTACCTTCTTTCTAACCTACAAACGTTTCCAAACGACCTACCAATAGAGATATCAAAATTTTTTTCCCACCCCTAAAAGTGCCCTTAGAAAAATTTTGCCCATAAAAAAATCCCCCCGTACCTTTCGAGGGGGGAGAAGTGTTCAACTATCCAGTCATATCAAGGGTAGAAGATTTCTATGAGTTGGGCGTTTTGAGTGACTCTGAACTTCTTACCGGACTGTACAGAACGGATCTTTGCGGTATTGGAAGCAGATGTCACGTTATGGGACTCGCCATAGCGATGCCACTTGAAGAATTGATCCTGGTATTCAATGATATATTTCATAAGTCACCGAAGCGATCCTGAAGATCTTCTTTATCTTTTTTGAGTGTTGAGAGAGCACCATCTACGAAACCACGACGGTAATCCCAAGTATCTCCTCCGAGTTGACCTTTAGCAGGGTTGATGCATTTTTCAGCATCCGGATCATCATCTCTAAGGTTATTGCAGACAAGACCAGCGAGGTCTATATCTTTACCAGGTTTGCCTGTACCTTGCCAATAGAGTTGACCCTCCATCCAGGTAGCACCACATTTCTCACATTTCTTCATGGGGAGAACAGCAGTTGATCAAAGTATTTAGATTTTAGTCTAGCGATTTCTAGACTGAGATGCAAGTAATAGTGCTTTTTCAATGTACACTTGTGCTTTACGGAGGTCATCCATTTGGGATTCATGAGGTTTATGACCTGCCCGACAGATGTACTTTACGACATTACCACAGAAGAAATCTAAGTTCTGATCAGCGATGAAGTCCCATACTTGAATATTACCTTGTTGATAGTGTGCAGGACTATATTTACTCTCTGTGGTTTCAGACATGGCAATCAGTGATGTGATAAGATTATAGCATAGATGCTACATGTTGGTCAAGGAGGTTGGCAATAACTATAGAACCTTCTTGAGAGGGGTGGAGAGAGTGTGGGTTGACTAGGTTATGGTCTAGGAGTTTTTGTATTCTTGAAGAGTCTACGATCCAATTAGAGAAGTGCATACGATCTCCATGACATGGTTCACCGGAAACCTCTGCGGTCATTTGGGACATAAGGTCGGGCATCCCCTCATGTGGGAATACTATGGCGTTCTTATGGATGGTGTTTGTGGGGTTTAGAGTATCGAACCATTTATGGCGGATGCCCCTCAGGTCAAAGTACTTCTGCCAATGTTTGATATTTTCTGTAA